CTTTATTTGCATTATCTGTTGGATAATAATCAGGACCTTCTCCAGCGTCTTTTTTAACTTTTTGCCATCCGAATAAATATCTTTTAGCAAATGTGTTATTATATGATGTATTATACCCTACCGAAGTAGAACCATTATGATTACTAATAAAATCAGAAATAGTTGTCGCCGTTATAACTTGGAAATACTCAACATCTGTCGGGAATTTATATTCAATATTCTCAGTACCACCTGTAATCTCATACACCACTGAAGATGAAGATTGATTTAATGCCATATATGGTACAGTAACATTTGTAATACCATTAGAATTAAATGTTGTATTACCTGTAATATTATCAACGTTAGGGTCTGTGGAGTTATCAGGATTTTGGAACGTAACTAATTGACCTGCACCGTAATTGGAGATTTCCGATGGGTCTATTACCATAACCATCACATTATCAGTATGTGATTTAGAGGAGTTTACTGGAATATTTTTATTAACCTGAACCTTAATTGAATTAAAACCACCATAGTCATGATATTTGGCTTTAGCATTAAATAAATTAAGTTTTTCTGCCAATGGTAAATCCGCAGAAGCAAATTCTTTTTTAGTTGCAGGATTGTAGTTTTTATCCGCATATGGTGCTTTAGAAAATTCTTCTTCTTGTTGTCCAGTTTCTAAACCCGCCATAACAATTTGGAAACCACTTCTAAATTTTGTATTCCAATCATTATTAGTGTCTCCATCATCTAACGCATTTAATCTATCAAAATAAAATGAACTATTAAAATCTGCCAAACTTGAAACATTTGACTGAACAATTGAATCTTCATCAAGTGTTTCATCTTCACCCGCATCACGACCTTCACATGCACAAGCCTGACAATCAGGATAAGATAAATTAGGTAATGGAATTGCAGATAAAGGACATTTTTTTTGTAAAGTCACAATAGTATATGCGGGACAAGTAATTTTACTGGCCTGCCCAAATATCCACGCAGCACCTTTAACAATATTACATAACGTAACAATAAACCCAAAAAATGCAGTTGCAATAATAGCGAAAAATATTCTAAGATACTTCCATATAAAACAAATGACATGACCAATTACCGTTATCGATAATATAATTGGTGTGTATACAAGTAATAATATATTAATAATTAAAAACAACAAACTGAAGTTCCTAACTCCATCATTGACAGGGAACTTATTAGTATCACCTTCACACCCTCTGTCTAATATCTCTTTGATACCTAAAAATCTTGCCCTACCATACCCCTTTCTATACTCATCTATCAACTGTGAAGGTGTATAAACCTTATTATAATTCATTAAATAAAATGAATCTTCACAATTAATAGCGGCATTCTTATCCGCGTAATCATCCCAATTCAACGAAAATGCATAACTTTTCTGAAACTGTATGTAATTGTAACTATTTCTTGATATTTGTATTGTTACATTATTACCTGTTGTAATACCACCATTTGTGGTTGTTTGTTTGGTAACCTTTATCTCAAGTGTTCCCCCATTAGGAAAATCTATCCATTTTTGAGTCTGAAGAATGTTATTAACGTAAACCTCAACTTTAATGGCATCTGGATTACTAAGAACCTCCACAGAATTACCGGCAGGAATAGAAACTGTTTTAGTTTCTTCAATTTGTGTTGGGTCAGAGAATAATACATTTTGAATGATAGAGTTACTTAAACTTGATGGGTCTTTACCAGAATTAATACTTGTACCAGTCCACCCATGTTCTCTAATTTGAGGAACAACAAAATTAGCTCTTTGGATTTCTCCCCTAATAGGGAATAACGCGTCTTGATTAATTGCAGGTCCATTTTCTTCAGATTGATATTTTACCTTGAATCTGTATTTCCCTTTTGTTGGAACACCTATACTTGGGTCATTTGAAATGATAGTCTCACCGTATTCATTTGTAACGACATAGTCCAAATTCATAGGCACATCAACTAAGAATGTTCCATTTTCATCAATAACCTTACCTCCGTTTTGTAATTCGTATTGTTCTAATATAGGGTCGCCATTGTCATCGATATCAATAGTTTGTCTGACCGCTAATATTTCACCCGGCCCCGTCGATAGATTACAAAGGTCTCCTTGTTCTGTTCTTGGCTTACAATTCTTTTTAATTGGTCTATTATCATTATCTGAAAATATGGAACCCATAAACACCGCAGTAGGTTTAACATCAATACCTAAAGCTCTTAAGTCAAAATCTGTTCTTGTAATACCTATATTACACAAATCTTCCTGTCCCCAAAATGGTGTGACAAATACATCTCTCACCTCATTGATGATTTGTGGTAAAGAGTCAATGTCCTCAGATGATTTGAAGTTAGTTCCGTCGAATTGTTCTTCGACACCCATATTCATTCTTATCAAATCTTGTGGTCTCAAGGAGAAACAACCCATGTCTGATAAGTCAAGGTCCATTACAATTTTCTGATTACCTAAAGGAACACCAGTAATCATGAAATCGCCAGATTCATTAGTTTTTACAGTATACTTATAGTATTTTTCATAAATCTCTAATACTTCCCTCCTCGTCAATACATCACCTCTGTTAGGAAAAGTACCCGTTGCATTATGTCCACCATACTGATTTTCATACGGTAATAAATTGTATCTATAACCATCTTCATTTTTATCAACGGGTGATGTATAAGGATATAAGGCCGAAATTACAGGGTCTTGTAAGTCCATTTCTTCCACAGGAACAAAAATGGAAATCTTGGCATTAGGAATACCAAACCCACCATTAGCAACCACACGTCCAACGACTATACCATAATCAGCACAGAATTGTGAATAAACATCCTCTTGTCTCAATTTTAACGAAAGAATTTCGAGAAAATCGAAATCTTGCTCAATATTTACACGAATGTTTTGGTCGGTCCCTAATTTTGTTCTTATCCTATAAGACTTAGCCATATTGCAGTTTTTAGATAAATACTTATTTATCCATTTTACAATGATAAACCCATAAGTCTTTCTTGTAAATTATAATTACTTGAAGTCGGTGGTTTCTAATTTCTTAACCCTCACCTTAATATCTTTACTATCGAACCTTACTTGATAGATTTGACTTGGTTCTGCAAAAATTGTATCGTCGATTGGTAATATCTTTTTAGTTGCAGCATCTGAGTATCTTTGTGATGTTTCAGATGAGGAGTATTGACCACCTACTTTATTGTATACCGATAAGTCTGATATAGAAACAACCCCAGCAACATCCTGAATTCTTCTTCTAATATCTGATAAAAATACATTTTCACCTAAGTCTCTACTTGTTGGATTCATAACCTTACTAACCTCATCAATTATTTTTGTGATGACTTGTCCTTGGTTTTGTCCAGAGTCTATGACAACTGAAATATCGAACTCTAAATCAATTACTTGGGCCACATTGACAGCAATGTAATCATTTATCATTCTATACTTAGATAGGTAATTCGCAATGTTTTGTTTCAAAGTATTGGAAACTGTTTGAGTCAAACTACCATTAGAGTCATATGAAAGTATTTCGATATTAATCTTATTATCTTTTTCAGTAATTGCTGTCTTAGCAGGTGCCCCATACTTACCCGGCATCTTCTTAATTAAGGCATTATAATCATTTACAGTAACTGCCCTGTTTTGAGATGCAAAATTGAATGTTACCATATTTCTGATTTCTTCGATGGATGGTTGATTAGCACCACCAATAGCCGCGGTGACATTGTTAACAAATAACGAATTTGTGACTTGTTGATTTATAGTATTATTTGGTCCTGTGACTGCGAAATTGATTGTACCAACTTGATTAATCACATTAACCCCAACATTTGATGCACTACCTCCACCAATTCTATATTTAACAAAAAGTGTGGTATTTGGAGATACAGTCCTTCCTAAACCAATATTATTTTGATATTCTTGAATCCTCATAGAAACACCATTTCTTGCGAATTCTGCTAATTGGTCGTCAGGTGTTGTTGTTCCACCACCAAATTGGAGTCTTAAGAACCCATTAGGTGTATACTCTGTGATAAATCTATTATCCGTCTCAATATATTTACCTACTTTAATACCGGGATTATCAGAAACTTTAGTTGTGTCCTCAATAAACACAGTGCTTTCGGCTAAAGCCTCCATTTCATACCATTTAGTTCTGGCGTTAACAAATTCACTATACGTTGGTGTGGATTGGAATGATGTTCCATCTTTCTGAATAATATCGACAACATTTAATACATTTTTTTCAGGTAAAAAGAACTCAAAAAATGGTTTTACGTCATTACTATTGATTGTCTTTTTAAACACTTTAGTAATACCATTAACCACCACTTCTCGTTTAGTGATTGTATAATTGATTAACGTGTTGTTAGAATCAAAATTTGGTATCTTGGTTCTGTTAGGAAACCCATCATTATTATATTGTGATGCAAAATCAATATCATAAACATTTTCAAACACTTGACCCGCACCAAGAACTTGTGAACCCGCTCTTAAAATACCTAAATAACTTGTATCTTCTTGGTCACCTGATGGTGGGACAGTAATTGAGAAATCAACTAACGCAACTGAAGGTCTATTACCAGGAATCTTCAAACCATAAGTCCTAGCAATATTAAAGATAGATGAACGTTGTTGAGCATACTGTAAAACAGTTTCTTGAATACTTCTATCGATATGATAATTTAAGTTATCACCAATGGCTGCGTTCAAATCCATTAACACCGAATAAACTGCGGCATCATTGAAGTTATCAATAAGTTCAGGGTAATACTGTCTTGTATAGTTTACAAGGTCCTGTCTTAAACCTTCAAAGTCTCTTTCTGTATATGATATCTTTCTATTTGCCATATACTATTAAATATTGATAATTACGAAATCTTTGGAATCAAATGTTCCGTCATTTATTGAATAATCTATTCTCAATTTTGCGGTATATTCTTCTGTTCCCCTACCAGGAATTCTATATATACCACCAACTCCTAACTTTTCTTGGTTTAATTCTCCTTCGGCCTCCAAATCATCAAGATATGGTGTTAATGTAATATTATTTACCGTTAAGTTAGGAATGTATTTTTCAATAGACAACCTAACATCCTCTTTAATTACATCGAAAGTTGTTCCATCCATTGGTTCAAAAATAAATTCGTATATTCTTGTCCCAAAGTCTGGTAAATAATACCTACTACCCTTTCTCGTTAAGACCAAATGTAAGAGGTCTGTCCTTACTTCTTCGTCTGTTGTCTGTGAAAGAGAAAAATATTTTCCATCCTTACTATCCTGTAGTGGAAAATTAATACCGTATGTTTTACCGTCTGCCATTGTCTATAAATATCGTAACTAAATAAATTATAAAAAAAAGAGGACCGAAGTCCTCTTTTAATTACATTGTTTGTTAAAAATAACTCTTAACCTTCACAAGCAACACACTGTAAGTCGTTCAAATTCAATTTCTTTCTTGCGAAAGCCTGAGCCGAATTCATAGAGTGTTGATAATATAAAGTTTTAACTCCCAACTGCCAAGCGTCAATAAGGAGTTTGTTGACATCCTTAGTCGGCATGTCGGGTGAAATCATCAAATTCAATGATTGTGCTTGGTCAATATAATCTTGACGAACCGCAGCTTGGTTAATTATAGACGCTTGATTAATTTCTGAAAATGTTCTGAATACTTCTTTTTGTTCATCACTCAAAAAATCCAAATGTTGGACTGAACCATCCGCTTTCTTAATCATATTCCACACCTCTTTTGTGTCTTTTCCTAACTCAATTAAAAGTTTTTCAAGAATAGGATTTTTGATAGTTACCTTCATCTTAGCCACGTCTTTAACATAACAATTTGACCAAATAGGTTCAATAGATTGTGAAACTTGACCTAAAATAAATGCTGAAGATGTAGTTGGTGCGATAGCATTAAGAGTGACATTTCTTCTACCATACCCTTTTAATGTTTCTGGTTCCCCAAACATTTCAGCCAATTCTTGTGATGCCTTATATGACTTGTCTTTGATATGCTTGAACACTTCAACATTCAATCTAGCAGTGTCACGAGTATCAAATGGTAAACCTTTACTTTGTAAGAATGAATGCCATCCCAATACTCCTAAACCTAACGCTCTTTGTCTAACCGCAAAGTTATATGCCTTTTCTAAATAGAAGAATGCCCTTTGACCTTCGATAGTGCCGTTGTGTCTTAATGAATCAATCTTATCAATAAATTCTGTTACAACTGCATCTAAGAAATAAACCATCGTTTCAACAGCATCAGTGTCTTTCCACTCATCA